TTTTCAAGCAGAAGACGGCATACGAGATCTAGTACGGTCTCGTGGGCTCGGAGATGTGTATAAGAGACAGATATTCTCTAGCTGAGTATGTGACATTAGCTGCATCTACATCTGGTGGATAGACAGAGTTTATCTCATCTACTCTTGACATAAGTGCTATCCTATATCGTTCTCCTTTGTATGTAGGTCTAGGAAGATTTCTTAATGCTGTACTTAAGGTATTGATATTAATGCTCATTTAAACTTCTCCCGTAGTGCTTGCGCTATATCGGAATAGAAAATATCTTCCTGCTTTTTGTTATCTTTGAACAGCGCATGAGCAGCTTCACAAGCCTGCTCGACAAAGTGCTTCTTTATTTCGGCTTTTACTTGTTCCAACTCCTTAATTTTAGAGTATGCTAGTTTGTGTTTATTCTGAAAAGCAGCAACACACTCACCAAATGCTGTGCATCTAACATTATTAGAGCATCCTGATTTCCAGAAACAATGCTTGTCTTTATCTGTCATTCTGTCTCACTCCAGTAAGTTGCTTTCTTACCTCCGATACCATTCTTAATACCAGCAGGCACAGTAAATGTTCTTATCTTCCCATCATAACCTTTCAACGTAACAGGTATCTCCATACATTCTGCTACTTTCTCTTGTATATAGGAGTGTCCCTTACGTGTCTGTCCTACTATAGAGTCATGAACCTGCGCACAGAGTTTGAAGTTATCTGCGTACTTAGGATTGATAGCTATAGCGAAGAATACTTTTAACCATGCTTTGTTAAGAGTCATAGCATTAAGAGACTGAGGAGGGTGAGCTACATAGGAGTTGAGCTGAGGCTTAGATTTAGTAGGATCACCAAAGCAGTAGCGAGTCCATGAAGGATTCTCCTCTAATAGCTCTTTATACTTAGAGGAATCTAGTATTTCTACTGCACTATTAGAAGGATGATGCACAGCAGTACTCTTAAGCATCTTAGTTCTCATAATCTCACTCACAATTCCCTTGTACATAGTACCTGCAATTCCTGTATATGTCTTATGGAACTGACTTAGTAGATGTGATGCTACCTCTCTAAGACTCCATACACGAGGAAGACCTAAGATAGCTTTCGCAGCATACATCTTCTCTTCACCCATAGTATCTATGAGAACCATCTCACCCATATTATAGTTCGCGCCATGATTAACTCGCTTAGCTATATCTCTTAGCTTCTTATTGAGTACTACCTTATTAACATCATCATAGATAGTCTCATAAGATATACCAAAGAAAGCTTCACAGTTAACAGAGTGGAAATCTCTATCTCCTTCTACTGCATCTATAAGATGTGCGTCTCCTGATAGATAAGCTGTATCTCTACTCTCTGCTTGTTCAAGATCTACCTCAAAGAAGTCGAATCCAGGGTCTGCTATAAGAGTCTTCTTAACTGAGTCGTCTCGTGGCATGTTCTGTATCTGTAGTCCACACCAAAAGTGATGTTCACGAGAAGCTAATCGTCCTGTATCTGTACCGTGCGGATTAAGAGCAAATAAGACTCTATTACCTGTACCATCAGGACGATGGAATTCTTTGTACTCATGCTTAGCATCATCTACAGTGAGGTAAGTGTTAATTAACTTCCGCGCCTTCCTCACCTTGATGATCTTCCCTAGTATCCTTGTATTCAAAGGATGCCTAAACATAGCCTTTTTAAGATAGACTTCTTTACTACTCTTAATATCTTTACAGCCAAGGAGCTTAATAAGATTAAGTACTTGAACAGGAGAGTTAGGATTAAAGTCCGGCTCATCAAGCATAACTCTTAGAGACTGTAATTCTTTAGCTATAATGAGTTCCTGCTCAGCTCTAGATTCATGGAGTCTATCCATATCTCTTTCTATCCCTGTCATTTCCGCCATGATACAAGGGAATACATTAGGGAACTCTAAATAGTAGTTATCTAATGCCCACTGTGGCATAGAGAGTATGAGATAAATACAGGCGCACCCAGTTGTATAAGTATCAAGTGCATTGTAATGGTAGTACTCCTGTAGATCAGAAGTCTGTGCCATATCTTTCCAATACCTTGACTCTCTCATACAGAAGGAGTTAGTGACTGCTAGTGTCTTAGGGAGTTCTGAGTACCATGCATGCATAAGATTAATGGTATCGAACATGTAGTTACAGATCACTGCATTGAAGCGTAGGAGGTAGTTTATATCATACTTCCCATTGTGGAATACTTTAGGAGCTTTGAGTTCCCAGCAAAGTTTCTTGAGTACAGCTAGATTGAAGTCGGAGTCTATAGGTAGTACATAGGAATAGGAACCTATTTTACCTTCAGGTGCAAACCAGAAGCCAGAGAAACTAACACATCTTATACGTGCACTATCTTTAAATGTCTCTATGTCTACTGCTATAAGAAAGGCAGAAGCTAAAGCTACTATACATATGTCTACATTTTCTGGGTATAGTACGTTCCAATCATGGTGTATTCTCTCCATCCAATTCTGCGGAGCTGTAAGCTTACTTATATATCTCTTAGCTAGAAACTTACCATAAGTAACAGTAGTCATATTCTTAAGAGGTGCAATGAATACTATCTCTATTCCTTCATGTATAAAGAGAGAGCCTGCATAGTCTGCAAGAGATGGAGACTTACGTTCATTCCATTTAAGGAGTTTCATAAGGAGAGGTACTGAGGTACTTATAATACCTGTGACTCCTCGTGGCTTACAGTACATTGTAATCTCTGTAAGTGTGGTGATCTTAGTGAGTACTACGAAACAGGTGTGACCTCCAGTGCAACCTTTAAGGAAGGGGAGATACTCCTTATCCGCGGCTGTTCCATAGAAGCATAGATTAGATTCAGGCATCTTTAGGGGCTACCTGTATGAAATCTCTTATCCAAGTACTAGAACACTTAGGACAGTTAGCTCCATAGTGATAAGGTTCATTCATTACCTCAGCAAATCTAAGTCCTGTGATCTCACAACCACACTTAAGATTAGGACACTCAAAGATATCATCTATGATACCTGTGTTATATTCTGTAGGTCTATAAGACTTATGGTGTAGATTATTTGGCATATCATTTCCTCATTGATTGATTAGCTGCGCTCTTATAAGTTCCCTCTGAGACAAGTAAAAGAAAAGGTATTAACAAAACTCCTACTCGCGCAAATTCTCAGAAGGAACATATAAAAGCTCTCTCTGGACTATAAGTAGTAAATGCTCTAACAAAAACTCTTATATTCAAGTGTCCAGAGAGAACTAATCAGTTTATACTACTGCAAGTTCACGGATCTTAGTACGATAGAGTTCTTTATCGTTCTTATCCTGCTGCTTATATGTAACAACAATACACTCAATGTCATTACATTGTTCAATAGCTTCTCGGATAGTTGCTGTACCAAGAGCAATAGCAACCGGAGTAGCTATCTTCTTAAGCTCTCCACGGCCCCACTTATTACCAAGACCACAGAGTACTGAAGTTTCAGCTCCAGCTTCCAACTCCTTATCTTTAGTAGGCTCAGCAAGTTCCAGATGCTCAACCAGTTTAAGCCCTACTTCTACTGACTTCTTATCATTGATTACTTTCTCTTCCATGGTAACTAAGGCACGATGTGCGCCTGCTGGGTAGGGTTCAAAGGAGGGTAGATCTTCCAGATCATCCAGAGTCATATCAAGGATATCATCAGTTGATACATCATCTAAGTTCATATCATCATTCATTGGTATTTTCCTGTACATAGTACATTAGATTTTACATTAAGGGTTATTGGAGCGTTTAGTTTACTATAGTGAGGTGCTGCCTGAGCCTAACCTGTTACCGTACTTTGCGATAGGAGATATGTAACAGTGATCCTAGATACTAACTTGGGATAGGTGAGTAACGATGACCTATTGATACGTTTAACAACTCTATTATGGGCGTTCCTATAATAGGCTCTAAGAGAGGTGTATCATACCTATTCTAAGACTACACGGAGTTTCACCGCTTGATCTTAAGAATTCTTTTACTTCTGTACCTTCTTCAAGCGAGCTAGTATATCAGCCGCACTCTTAGAGCCAGCTACTTGCGAAGAAGATGTAACAGCTACCTTCTTAGATACAGGCACATTCTTCACAGCTTCTGGTTTAAAGATAGCTAAGAGTGTAGCTTCATCCATATCTTCCAGTGCTACATCAGTCCTAGATCCACACTGTACTCGCGTATTAAATGTAGTAGATGATGCAGCCATATGTTTCTTATTCTTCCGCTCAAGATAGACTACGTGATCAAAGAATCTAGCTACATTAGAAGAGAAGTTCTGTGATCCTGCTACTGGAGAGAGAAGAACCTTCTTATCTTCTTGTTCAGCCTGCTTAACATGAGAGATAACTATTCTCTTGTATGAGGCGTTCTGAATATGGGAGAAGAATATATCCATTAGTTTACCTAAGCCGCCCCAGTCATCTAACTGTAGCTTATACATATCTTCTTCCTTCTTAACTATGTTAGCTATAGCTGAAGCTGTAAGCTGTGTAGCAGAATCAAAGATAACTATTGTATCGTCAGGGAGATTGTTTAGATCTACATCTGAGAAGTATTTAAGATGTATTAGATCATGCTGATCCTGTTCTACACTCTTACATTCCGTAACCTCAGCTCTCTTACATAGAGGACAAGATACCTTACCATGAGCTATACATATACTCACCGGCCCTTTAACCATCTTAAGACATGTCTCAATAGCTATAGGATAGGAAGAAGTATCTTTAAGTTCTATAACTTCTATTCTACTCTGCCACTCTTCAGGGAGTGTAAACAATACATCATGACCAGCTTCCATATCTATAAGTAATAGATTGAAGTGTTCAGCTAGCTTACCTGCTAATAAAGTCTTACCTGTGAATGGTGCTCCGAAGAGCATAACAGATGGATTATCTGTCTTACTCATTGTGTTTAGTTTAGGCATGTTAGTTTTCCTGCTTGTTAGTTTAATATTCTACTGTTAGTTGTATTGCTTCATGAACATAGATAGCGCCTATTACATCATCTAGCTGATCATACCCACAAGCTTTAATACCCTCTAATTTAGGTATATCTTTTTCTGTGAGATCTATAGGAAATGTACCAAAAGCTCTTTGAAGGCTAGCTACTAGTGTAGATCCACCATTAAAGTTTACTCTACTAGTAGGACTATTAGGTCTCCAGTATAAATTCGCGCTCATGTTTTATCTACCTGTGCTTGAATCAACTCAGAGAATTCAAATACGAAATCGTACTTCTCTTCTTTCTCTGCTATCTCATCTAGCATCTCTTGGGTTAGTTGTTTAGTTAATCGTGGAGTACTCATCTGACATAAGCCAAGATACTCACACTCCTTAAAGAAGTCGTAACACATATCTCCATTCATAGGATAGACTCCGAAGTCTTCATACATCTCTATCTTCTTCGTATCCATGAGAAGCTCAGTAAGCCAGAGCGCCCGCTGTTGAGCAGACTTCTCAAAGGGTAGTTCTGTATACTCCTTAGCTGTAGATGAATATACTAGATAGAGTACTGTATAAGAAGATAGTCCAGGGAATAGCTTATCTAAGATAATAGAATAGCCAAGAGCCTGACCTGAGTTCTTAAAGAGGGCGGGGTTAACTTGTCTAAATGAGGTAGTCTTATCCTCCAGTACTACCACCGCGCCAGTAATCTTATGTTGGAGTACACCATCAATGAATCCACGATAGGAATAACCACCAGGGAGATTGATCTTAAATGAGAGTTCTACCGCAGGTCTCTTATCACCTGTAGGATCTTCATACCATAAGAGATCATACTCATCTAAGTAACCTGTGTTAGCTAGTGCTTCAAACTGTGTAACAGCGAGCATAGCTTCCCAGAATGATTTCTTATGCTTAGGATTTCTATCTAAGAAGTCTACTGACCACTCAAGCATCATCTGTATGTATACCTTATTCATATCTGTGCGCTGTAAGATACCTTGGATACCTATACCTACACAGGTACCATAATCAAATGTGATCTGTTGGTTAAGTCCATCTATGTGATCTTGTTCATTAGCTAATGCAGAGAGTCGGTAGAGCTGAAACTTCCGCGCACACTTATTAAGAGTACTACGGGAGGAATGGGAAAGGAGTTTAATACGTGGGTCTATCTCACCTTCTTCAAGGAAGATAGGATGATCTACAGGTATCTCTCCATGATCAGAGTCTAAGTCAAGGAGATTGTCTACAGAGGAGATAGGTTCATCTAGTAGATCATCGAATACTACTAAGTCAGGTCTTAAACCTTTTATATCAGTCATCTTCATTCTCCCTGATAGTCTTACTAAGATCTTTCATTACAGCTATAAGTAAGCCTATAAAAGTTATGCCAAGTAGGATGATTACAATTATTATAATGTCAATTAGTGTCATTTAGGTATGCTCTCTGTTTTTACATTACCTATTAAGGTATGTATAATCATATCATTAGGTATGTTAAGTATGTCAGATATCTCATTTATCTCATAGTTATTTAATATGTCTCCATACTCATAGACTTTACCAGTAGGAGCTACAATGGGAGATAGCCATATGTTAAGAAGTTTAAAGCCTAGCATGTAATCTATGTAACATTCATGGTTAGCTTTAGAGTAAATTATAAGCAAGGCATAGAGAGGGAAGGGAGTATTATAATATTCCGCGCTCTTGTTAGAGAAGCCATCATCACTTAGCAGCTTAGCTAATCTATTCTGTAATACCTCAGTGGAAGTATTCATCTAATCCTCTACGCATAGATTCAGAATATAGATAGTACATCTTAATGTTCTCTATCAGTGCTTCTTCTCTAAGAACAGTAGCATACTCTTCTTCAGTGTACCTAAGCTCAATAGTATATTGATAGTCTATATGATTAAAGATAATATCATGCTCTATAGTTACATAAAGATGTATAAATCCGGGAGGAGTAATATCAGGATTTATTTTATATATAGTAAAGGAGCAGTATAACTCTGGAAGTATATTAATAGATAACATAGTATCTGAGCGATAGTCTTCAAGAGCCATTACTTCATTCTCCTTAGTAAGAATACAATAGCTATGCGCTCTCTGGATGTTAGAGGTATATCACTTATTAGAATTTGTTTAAGTAAAGGAGCTATTTTAGAGAATATACTACCAGTATCTTTTAGGTAGTCTTCTAATTGTTTAAGTAACTCTTCTATATCTTCAGGTACAGATAGTGTGAAGAGGCTCTTATCTATCTTAAGTTCAGTGGGCATCTTACAAGTCTGCAACAGTGGTGTTCTTAAGAGCTACTCGTGGCTTAGACTTGATAGCTACACAAGCTAGCTCTATCTTAGTGTGTTCTTTAAGACCCTTGACAAGTACAGAGCATTCTTCATCTGTGAGAATGGTAACTAGATTAGGATCTTTCTTTAACTGGGAGTGAATAGTACGTAGGAGGGTGGGTAGACCGGGAGCTGAGTTCTCTAGTATCTCTGACATCTCAGCTATCTTACCTTGTAATTGTTCTTGTAAGTTCATGATTATATTACCTCGAATACGTTAGGTTCGTTTTGATCAAGCTGTATGATAGAGTCAGATAATAATAGCTGTTTAAACCCAGTATTCATATTTACTTGCCATACTATAGGAGCCTCTGATACTTCCCTCTCTGCAAGAAAGATTAGAGCATCTACTCCTATTGTATTCAGTTCTGTTTCATGCTGACAGTTAGCTAATATGATAGTGTTCACTATCTTATCCTCTTTGTGAGATTGTATACTGCTCTTAGATTAGTTAGGATAGCTGCATTCTCATCAGGTATGTTAGCAATCATAGGATTTACTATCCCACGTATATCAGACATAACAGCTTTATACTTCTGCTCTCTTAACTGTTGCTCTATAAGAAGCTTAGCTTGTACTGCTATAACTTCTGTTTGAGATAGATGAGTAGGATCTTGTAAGTTCATTTAATCTAATACTCCATAGATAGTTAATATAATAAATAGGAGTATGATAGCTACTATTATATCTGCGGCTAAGCTTGAGTCACTTTTATTGCGTCTCATAACGTATTAACTCCTATGTAGGATTCTTTAATTGTGGTGGTAAGTGAGAAATGTAAGGTAATGAAATTGTGATCAGGTTTATTATTTTCTTTAACAATCTCTAGTTTAGCTTGGAGAGCTTGCTCAGATAACATAAGTTTATATCCTGTATCTAAGTGCTTCTCTTTAATGACTGCTTTAATAACTCTAGCTGCGTTAGCTGTAGGCGTGACTAGGGAGGCTACATTCTTATTCTTAATTCGTACCCAGATAGGTTCGTATTGTCTCATAGCCCCTTATTAGATTTTTTAAGTGCCTTAGTTACTGTATCAGATATAACACCCCTCAAACATTGAAAGCCATTATATTTATTAGATACTCTAACTAATTCATTTACTAGTTCTGCTATCTTATGCTCTTTGATTGCATACTTCTGTTTATTAGTCATATATAAATACTCCATAGAATGTTTATATATAAGTAATAAAGCACTTCCTTGTGCTCCGGCTGTCTACCTTAGCTTAGATTGCTAAACCATCACCTTAATGTAACCACGCTGAGGTTTGGTAGTTGTAGTAGATACAGCACGCAGAGGAGTATTTATAGAATACACATCTGGTAGATACCTCTCTCGTAATGTCTGATCTTTAAGTTATAAGGGTGATCAGACTAGACCCTATCTTGGTAATTGGTTCCCAAGGAAGAGCTATTAACTCCACTTTCCAGCAAGCTGGTATTGTATCTTGTCTAGCAAGCCTCGGCATAGTAAACTTACTAAAGAAGCCTCACTCATTATAAGAAAGGCTTCTTGATAAGTTAACTATCTAATAGGTGTAAACCTACAGGTTAGCTAACAGTTCTTCCGGCGTAACATTAAGCAGCTTATCTGCCTTATCTACCAAGAACTCAACACAAGCAGCAAATTCATCTGCACGTTTAGAGCTAGAGATATAGATAGTAAGCTGTTCCAACAGAAGATTCAGTACAGGCTTGTTAGTCTTACAGGCTGCAAACTTACCAACAAGTAGCTTGGAAGCCTGAGTAACCTGTTCAATCTTCTTACCTGTAACTTCTGGCATGGTCTTAATGTAGTCCTTACCAAAGTCTTCCCATACTTCCTTAGCAATACCACCACCAGAGCGTTCTGCTTTAGGCATGTTAGCAATGAATTCCCAGGAGAGCTTATCTACAGGTAAGTTAGTAGCATTAAGATCCCAGTCATCAGAGATAAGAGAGCGAGCTTGCTGAATTACGATACCTTCTACAGCATCCATCAGAAGTTCCAGTGCTTTCTTACCTTCTTCAGTTGCACCGTTCTCTAAGATAGAGACTACACCAGAGACAGAAGGGAAAGGAATAGGAAGTTCCATAGCATCACGCTTAACTTCTATGCCGTTATCATCCTTAGCTGTCTTGAAGCGGAAGAGAGTAGGTCTTACATCTACATCGAAATTAAAGTTCTTTTTAATGTCGGCGCAGATAAGAGCTAGTTCTTCCTTGTTAGGTATGATTGCAGGAGAGAAGGTCTGAGTTTCACGGGAGTCAGTACCTTCGGTAGCTTCATCATCGGTAGTATCTTCTTCTACTGACTCATCTACCACATCTTCCGCGTCTGTTACTGCTTGAGCTAGTTGTGCTGCTGTCGTTGCTTCGTTCATAGTTGTTTCCTGTGCTTTGCACATTAGTTAGATACTATTAGTTGTTTGTATCTAGTGTTGTTTAAATATAAGAGATTAGATCCTGCTCTTGTAAATCTCCCATGCCACCACTATACAGGAGAATATTCATGTGTCAAGAACTATTTTCATTATTAGATAGGAGGTGCTTAGTCACTCAGTTCACTACAAAAGTTACAAGGCTCTACTGTAAGATCCTTAGATACTCTTAACTCTGTATTAAATAAATTACAGTAGTTAAGTTCTATATGATACTTATGTACTTGCTGAAGAGATATACCTAAGAACATACACTCTCCACAAGATACATAAGGATCTCTTATTACTTTTAATATTACTTCTGGTAGTTTATCTCTGCTCATAATAACACCTGTAAATCTATTAGTTTAGCTATCTTAGTTACACATTCCTTACATAACTCAGTATCTCCGTATTCATCATGAGCTATAGCTTTAAACTGTACTACTGTATCTACCTCTGCTTCGCAGCAGTCACAAGTTAACCTAGTCCAAGAAGAGTTACCTATTGCAGCGTCTATATCTGTAGGAGATGGTGTATCACCTAGATCTAGGAGCTTAGTGTAGATAGCTTCTTTATCCTTATAGTGATCATACACCCATTTCCCTTGTAGCGTACTATAATAAGCTTTTTTCCATCTCTCAGCTACCTTGTTAGCTTTATCTTGTTTAGTTAATATATTCATATCATTTATTCTCCTCTATTAAAGTATAGTGTCTCATTAAAGTAGTAACACGTATCCTATGATTATTTCTAGAATGTAACTTCTTAGTATTCCAGTGTCCGTTGTTATTATACTTACCCGTAATCTCTATTATAAGTTTACTTGTATTGGATTTAAATCTCATACCTTTTTTAATCTTCATATCAGACTACTCTATCAATTAACTTACCTTTAAAGAACTCTGCTTTCTCTTCCAGGGTGTTACCTTTAATACGTTGTCTATCTATACCCTTAACAAAGGAGTCAGGTTCACAGATAACATACAGTTCTTCCTTAGCACGAGTCACTGCCGTGTATAATAGTTCTCTCTGTAACATAGTAGCATGAGACTGATGGAGACATAAGTATACTTTTCTCCATTCAGAACCTTGTGCTTTATGT